GTCTCTAAATTTTACACTAATTTCTTCCCATTCAAAACTACTAGCAACATACGTTTTAGTATTTAAGAATGCAATATCTTTTGATTCAATTTTTATACTAGGTCTTGAAGTACTTTCAACGTACCAAGAGTTAATACCCAAAGAAGTTGGGAACGTTAATATAAATCGGTTTGCTCTTTTAGGTTCATACTGAAAGGGCATTTTCATTAACAAATCAGCCATTGTTTAATTTTTTAGTTGTTTTATTTTTTATATAAATATTGTTTAGTTTATTTTTTTCTATTTACTTTTGTTTTTAATTCAAATATTCTTCTACTAGAACATTACTTAATTATTATACTTCAGTTTTATATCCTCCTTTTGTTAAATATGTTCTTACTGGTTTTTCTTCATATTCTTTTTCTAGGAATTGATTCATTTTATCAATATTTCTTGGGTCATCATCTGAAAAACCAATAAATGGAATTATCTCTTCGTTTGCAACATCATTTTTAAATTTACCATTTCTTCTAATTTCGTTTGCAACAACCTTGCAATGTGATATAAATTCTCTCATTGCGTTTATTTTTCCCTCTTCAGGACTTGACGCACTACCTTCCCCATAAGAAACTGGGGCAAACATACATCTATCTAAATAACGATTAATAAGGTCTTTACCGTCATATTCACTTTCTAAATCTATGGGCTCCCCCTTGACTTCTTTTAATATATCCTCGTATCTTTTTAAGTTTTCTATTACGGTCTTACTATTAATTCCGTTTTTGTTTCCCATAATTAAGTTCATAACCCCTTCTCTTAAAACACTTGGTGTGTGTCCTCTAGCGGTTATAATTGCAAAAATTGACCCACCATTTAAACACTCAACAAAGTCATTCCATGATGGTCCTAATGGGGCAACCATACAATCAATTATAAATCTTTTATCCCCCTCAACACCAAAATATCTAAATGGGTCAGGCGCATAACCAACAACGGTAGTCCCTTTAAATGAAAATGGTTCTACACCTATTTGATGTCTATGTTCCGCAAAATCTTCAGTGGACATTTCAACCTCATCATCATTTTCAGATAGTACAATAATTTTTGTTGGCATGAACATAATATTATCGTCCCAATCAAACGCATAATATTTTATATCGTGTTCCCCATCATCGGTAAACCCCTCATTAATATTTTTACGTTTTAAAAAATTATATACGTGTTTTTTTACGTTCATTATTTTTTAAGTGATTTTAAAAGTTTTTCCAACTGACTTTCAGTTATGATTATATTTTGTTTTTTTTGAGAGAATGTTTTAGGTTCTTTTTGTGTGTCACCTAAAGCCTCTTTGATTAATTTTTTTTCTATTTTCATAATCTTTTTACTATAAATATATAATGGGGAGTATTTCTACCCCCCACTTTATTTTTTATTATACGTCATCAAAAGATGCTCCTGTTGGTGTAATAACAAACTCTATGTCAATGTACTCCAACGCTCTTGTCGGTTTCAAGAAGATTTTACCTGTCAATGTGTTTGAGTCTAAATCTTCAGGTGTGTTTGAAACTGTAACTCGGAAGTCAATCAAACCTCTATCTCTTCTAATTGAATCCAAAATTGGATTAACGGAATCTAAGAAATCTTGTCTTACTTTGTCGTCGTTTTGTTCAAACAATAATCTAATCGCTACCGCTGAAATTAATTTACGAGCCTGTAACAACAGTCTTCTTACGTTAATTCTGTCAAGTGCAGATTCTCTAATTTGCATTGTTTTGTTACCCCAAATTACAGTACCTACATCAGAGAACGTTGCAATTGGGTTAATTCTACCTTTGTAAAGTGTGTCTCTATCTTCTTGTGTTAACTTCTTACGAGCTTTAACTGAATTAACCAAACCTCTTGTGTATCCTGCAGATGCAAACCAAGGGAATGCGATGTTATCGGTTAACGCTAAGTTTTTAGTAACCTCAGCAGTTGGTGGAAGATAAATCTGTGTATTGTTTACACTATCTCTTGTTAATACCCAAGGGTAATAAGATGCGGTATAATTTGAATCAATACCCGTTTCTTCTAGGTTGTCAACTGCCTCTTGTGGGTAGATTAACCCTTCTGTGACATCACTAAATGTTGGTAAGAATAGATTAAAGTCAGGTGTTGTACAAATATAGATTGAGTCGGCTCTATCAGATTCAACCATATCAATCGCATCTTCAACAAGATTTGAGTTATTTACGTAATCAATTCCTGGTGTTACAAAAATATTAATGTTTGTTGCTTCAGGATTTGCAAAAGTTCCTTGACCCCACTTGTATGCGTAATAGTCAGTATTTGCCCAAACCTCTTGGTTAGGTCCTGAGATTTGTTTAAATGCTCCCCATCCTGTTGCTGTTGGGTATGTAGATGATGGTGCCGCTCCAAATTTAAACCCTGTTTGACCAAGTGCGTAGGTGTCACCATTAGTTCTATATTCTCTATAGATATCCCAACCATCAAAACCTCCATAAGCATATAAAGTAAATTTACGAGTGTTTAATTTGTAATAAGGACTATCAGTACTTGTTGGTTCAGAATTAAATGACCCAACACCAACTTCAAATGCCGGTTGACCTGCGGTCGCACCTGAACCCATAATTGTTACAACAGTTGCCCCACTATCCATGTGGAACCCTTTAGTAATATAATTCCAATCAAGACCTGTTGTATCCGTTTCAAGGTTAGCTGGTAACACTTTACCTTTATAGTCAAAGAAATCGTAGTCAACTCCAGTGATATTTGAAATACCTAAGTAAGCCTTACGAGGATTTTCACCGTTAGAAATTACAGGATTATCCGCCCCACTTGTTGACCCAAAAGGAGGATTGTAAATTGTTTCTCCAGGTGTTAAATATTTAGTTTTATAAACCAAGTAAGGTGGGGTTGCCGTATCATAAGAACGTATAACGTACCCATCAAAACCACAAGGAAGTGCATCTTCAGGTGCTTCATCGTTCATTTCAACCATAACATATTTTGAGTTAAGATTGTATTCTCCGTTTGCTGTACCTATTTTATTTGCAACGTAATTATTCAAATTAGGGTCTAATGAACAGTTAGTAAAACTTTCAATAACTCTAACATTTTGGTCATTATCATAGAAATCTCTAATGAATACATCAAACGTTCTAGTATTAAATGAGATATTACCAATTGAAATTTTAACTAATCTATTTGCCGCATTACCGTCAGAAATAAGTTTAAATTTAAATAATTTATAGACTTTGTTACCTCTTAATTCTGAAACGACGTAAGGAGTTTCAGGTGTTTGATATTGCTCCAAATAAAAACCTAATGAATTAGTGTCTAAAGATTCCGCACTATCAAGGGCAACTAAATTAGAATATAATCCTCTAACTTTTCCTGCTCTATATCCGCTTAGTAAAAGACTTGGATAAATCTCCTCGACAAAAATAGGAACTTCAGTTCTATCTTTAGAGAAATTAGATCTACCTAAAACTTTAGAAAGATATTGAGTGTCTGAACTTGTCATTGAAGTTTCAAATGTAAATGTGTCACCATCTTTAGTGATGCCACTAACAGCAAAAGTATTATACGGGTCAGAAGAAATTCCTGAGTAAGTTCCTGTTGTAATTAAAGTAACGTCGGATGTTCCTGTAACTTGATAAGATGGTCCGTGTTGTGTTGAGGAATAGTTAGTGACTCCTCTTGATCTAAGAGTTGCTATTACCAAATCATCAAAATCACTGTATGGTGAACCCGAATAGTTTGTTAAATAAACCGCACATGATCCAGAATATACTCCACCACCAATACTCGTTAAAGTATTTAAACGAGTACCAAATCCATAACCGTAATATGAACCAACACTTGCAGGTTTACTATAATTAAATAATGCGTAGTACCAAGGGTCGTTAGTTGATGCCGATAAATTCGCTAAAGAAAGATTAACGTTACTTACACCAAATGTTTCAGAAGTTGCCGTAATACCTCCAGGGTTAATAGATGTCCCCGTCACTAAAGAAAGTGTACCCGCACTTAAAGTTCCCCAAAACTGAGCAGTTGTTCCTGTACCTGATTGAAGTCCTGATGTTGTATATTTATTTATTTCATTCGCAATAAACGTTTTAAAATTTGTAGAAATACTTGAAGTATTACCATTAAATTGTAAATATGTATTATTAAATGTCGTTAATTGAGATGGTATGTTTGTTATTGTTACGTTTGAACTTGCTCCTGTTGTACCTGTAAAGAACACATAAACAGGTCCTGTATTTCCTGTTGCCGAAACAGTACTAGGATTAACATTACCTATAGTTGTAATTGACCAAGATGGTCCCGCATCGTATCCCGATAACCCTAATATTCTAGTAACAAACAACTGATTTGATTGTTGTAGATATGCTTTAGCAATATACGATGTTTCATATTTTGGTATTTGTGTATTTACAAATTTTTCAGGACTTGTCCCCCCGAAGTATACTTGATACTCATCAAAACTTGTTATAAAGATTGGTTCAAACGCAGGACCTTGTAGTGTCTCCCCAACCAAACCTAATGTTGTTACCCCTACACTTTGAGCAACAAAAGTCAAATCTCTTTCTGAAGTGTAGACTCCAGGTGAAACGAATACTTTGTTAGTAGATGCCATTTTTTTGTTTTTATATTATGATTTATTTTCTTATATAAATATGTCCAAAATGGGCAAAAAACTTAGTCTAATTATATTAATAAATTAACAGTATGAAAAAATTCTACCTTTTTTCTACCTTATAAAATATTTATTAATATGAAAAAAATAAAATATAAAGATTTCAGAAGAAAGTCACGATATACTAAAAAAGTACTGTGAGTCAAAGGGATTAAAGATTTATAAATTCTTAGAAACTTTAATTAAAAAAACCTGCGTAAAAGAAAAAGACGTATATGGGGAGTAGTTAAACCAATATTACTTTTGTCTTAATAATTGATTCTAAATTAACATTATCTTTATAAACAATTATTTTTAAAGTGTCTCCGGAATTTATTTGAATCACATCAACATTATCACCAACATAATTGTTATTAATAAAAACAGAATACCCATCAGCGCAGGAAGTTGTTGAGTTAATAGTTCCTCCTGTTGAATTTGTAAAATACGGTACGGTTCCTGATTTAACACATACGGTACCACTACTTCCTATTGATGTAGAAATTGTTGTTGAAGTTCCACTACAATTAATATAATTTAATGTGTTTACTGTTGTTGATGAATATTCTGACGAGAAACAATTAATTATATTTTCAATTCCGTTAAT